TGTATTTCTACATCATTTTCATATGATGTAAAACCATTCTCCTTGATTACTTTAAGAACATGCGTAACTCTACCAACAAGTTCGTCCTTGTGTGATATCAAATACACATTTTTATCACGCTCTCTGCCCATCTTTTTCAAAATAGCAAGAGAGTTTTCAACACCGCTAATATCCATACCTGAATCAACAAGCTCATCAATGAACAGCAAGTTAATATTTTGATACAAGCTCTCCCAGACATCTCTGAAAGCAAAACTCATACCAAGAATTAACCTGTTACGCTCACCTCTGGAAAGATTATCGAAATCAAGATCTTGTCCAAGCTGTGTAATTTCTACACTAAGGTCGTTCATAAACACAACTTGATGAGGGAGACCTAGCTTGTCAAGATAATGAGTGAGCCTGTTGTTCAGGTATGCCAAGTTTTGATCTATAATCTTCTTACGAATAAAGCTGTCTTTATTAGTAAGCAGTTTTAGCAAGAACTCTTGATGTTCTTTTAGATCAGTTAATGCGTTGATTGTTGACCAATCAACTTCTTGGATTCCCGTATTCGTTAAATCGTCAATCTGTTCCTGATAAGGATCAGTTTCATTTGTGCTATTTTCTAAAGCCTGTTTTAATTGTGCTACATTTTGCTTGTGATCATAAACTTCCTTGATAGTTTCATAAAATGTTTCAGGACGACCGTTTATATCTCCTATATTATCAAGTTCTTTGTTAGCAATGTCTAGCTTATCAGTAATTTCTTTGTGATATGCTGTAGCATCCTCAAGTTCTTTGGCTTTTGTGTTTTCTATTTCTTTCTTTTTATCTTCTTGTAGCTCTTGGCCACAAGCATAACAAACAGCATTGTCAAGTTCTTCAATATCCTTTGTGACTTTATCTACGGATTTGTTTGCTCTCATAAGAGCAGATTCAAGAGTAGATGTTTCCTTTTTAAGATTAGCAATTTGTGTGTTTAGTTCTTCCCAGTTTTGTAATTTTTCGTGTTTTTCAAGCTCAGAGTCAACATCAAGATGCTCTAATTCATCTATACCTTTTTGTAATTTTTCTAAATTACTTTTTTTAGTAGACTCCCAAGCACTTTGTTTTAGTTTTAAACTATCTATTGTTTCGGTAATACGTTCGTTGCTCTGTTGTTGGGCACTTATTTTTGCGTTTTCTTCTGTAATGCTATCTCTAGTTTGTCTAATCTTTTCTTTTAGTACTTCTGCCTTTTCAGAAAGTATGGTTATACCAAGTAATTGTTCAATAATATCTTTTTGATCATTTACTTTCATACTTAGGAAAGGTTCTGTATAAGTGTTCAACGCAAGAATATGTTTGAACATGTTATGACTCATACCAAGTAATTCATTTATAGTTTCTTGTGTCTTACGGCTATCACCCTGACTTTCGTCGACAAGTTCTTGTTCTTGGTCGTTTACAAAAAACTTCAGTACGTTAGGACTTCTACCACGTTCTACTTTATAACTTGTGCCATCTTTTTCAAATGTAAGAGTAACCAACATGCCTTTATTGTTAGTTTTGTTTATTAAATTGTTTCGTTTGATATTTGTTAACGCAACACCGTACAACGCATAACTTAAGGCATTTACAATAGTTGTTTTACCAGTACCGTTTCTTGATCCCATGTCATCGCCACCTTGATCAAGATTTTCACCAAGCACTAGTGTTAGTTGTTGTTTATCAAAATCAACTGCCTGGGTTTGATTGCCCACGCTCATAAAATTCTTTACTGTTAGGTTTTTAATTTTTATCATAGGTCGTCATATATCCTCAACAGTGTGTTTTTGTCGTATTGTTCAGTGTCAATTGCTGTGATCTCCTTTGTAACAATTTGATCTACGCTTTCAAATGTGCTAATATCAATGTCAGTGTGTATTTCTTCATCCTGTTGACTAGGAATAAGTGTAATTTCTCTACAGTCATATTCGTTTACAAATGTTTCCTTAATAAAACTAGCTTCTTCATAGGAAATAGGCAAATCAAGTGTTACTCTCAGATACATTTTACTTTTTAATAGTTTGTCTTTTTCGTCAAGCAATTTAGATAACTTAACAGTTCTATACTTAGGACAATCCTGCCAATTGATATACTGTGGTTCCTTGTTATTTTCTCTGTCAAGGACCATCATTCCTCTATCATCATCCCACGCATCGGCATAGTTATGTGGAAATGCGTTACCCATGTAATGGATTTTTCCTTGTACTTGTCTTTTATGAAAGTGTCCTGAAAATACGTAGTCTTGATTTTTAAAATGTTCGGCACGTAGTTCGCCATGTTCTGGCATCTTAACCATTGCGTTCATGTAAAAATGTGGAAGTTCAAAATGTCCAAACATGTATTTTGCTTTTATCTTGGACATCTGTTTCCATTCATCACCGACTAGCCAAGGAACAAGAGCTACATCATCTTCTTCCATTATTTCATCAACGTAGGTTATGCCTGGAATGTGTTTTCCAAATTCAAGAGAATAAATGTCACGCTTATCTTTGTAATACAAGTCATGATTACCAGCAAAGAAATAAAATTTTTCAAATGCTTTACCAAGTTTTTCTAAACATCTTGTAGTTGTGTCAAGTGTCTGGACATTAATAGTATTTCTATTGTGATGCCAGTCGCCACAAAATATACCAGTTTCACAACCGTTTGCTTTTGCTTGTTCTATAAACCAATCTACAAATTCTTCGCAGTCTTGTAGATGTATTTTACTGTTAGATTTCAATCCAAGATGGATATCAGTAAAAACTGCCGCCTTTTTAAACACTTCGTAATCCTTCCGTTTACAATATACTAAAAGTAAGTTGCTTTGTCAACCTATTTTTCTTTGTTTTGGTTAACAACATGATCTCTTTGTTGTCTTTCCCATTCACCTTGTGCTTGTCTTGTGTAACTAGGATTCATGTGATTCATTTCTAATATGTCATCACGTATGTTTTGGTTACGTTTTTCTATGTTAATTACTCTAACAAAAGAATTGGTCACCGCCGCGGTATAATAAGCAAACGGATTATTTGATTTTGATTCGTCAAATTGTAAACCAATCTGTGATAATTGTAATATTGCTTGGCCACGCATTTCGTCATTGTATGTGTAGCCTCTTACGTTACCTCTTGTAGCGTATCTATCACATAGTTTCATCCACATTAAGGCAAGTTTGTTTGTAACTTTGCCGCTTGTTTTTGAGAAAAATCCGTTTTCCATGCCACCTTCCCAGTGACTTTTTCCTACACATATTAGTTTGTCATCTTCTGTAAACTTATAATGTTGAAAAGGAGGAAAATTTACTTTTGTTTTAGTATCTGCTATAGTTTTTGGATTCTTTTTTCTACCTGGCTCTTCAGGAATGTGTTCATATGTCATAATTCTAAAAATTAATTCGTCTTTTTTAATTTTCTTGTAATCTATTTCAAATTGAGCCAGTTTAACTTTTTTGCCTGATGATTTTGCTTCTTCAAAATTTCTTTGTTGTAATTTTTTTGCCTTGTTTCTCTTTGCTTCTGCTATGGTTCTAATGTTTATCTTGGACACATCTGGCAGTATTATATCAAAATCAGCATAGTCTGCGTCTGTAAAACTACAAAAGGTAGACTTGGATTTATGTATCTCCGCCAATATGTCCTTGTTATTCAAGTAATTTGTTCTTTTATTCATGATATCTCCAAGGTTCATACAGTCTATTATAAAGTATTCTGTTAATTTTGTCAACTAAATAATGTATAGGAGTTAACCAAATGACAACATATTTCAAAAACGGTGTCATAGTCAAGAACGGTGTAAACCAAGGCCAGAAAACACCAACCAAAGCATTCCAAAGTGCTGGACAAAACACATCCACAGGAAAACCACCTGAATGGGCATCTGGTTTTATCAACGGTGCTAAAGACTTAGGACAAGACATATATGACGGTGTTTCCGATGGTGCTGAAAATTTTGCTAGTAACATGCGTTCTAAATTTCTTAAAAAGGAACCGGAAGAATTAGGTGGTGCTCCAACACAAGCATCGTGGGCACAATCACAGTGGGAAGATAGGGATTGGAGAGTAAGGTTAAGTTTACCTACAAATCCTTCAGCATATCTATCTAAATCCAATAAGATACTAGCACCCCTGTCGGCTACCGGAGGTATGACATTTCCGTATACTCCAACAATTATTTTAAGCCACTCGGCGAACTATCAACAAATAGCTCCCATACATAATAATTATCCGTTTTTTGCTTACCAGAACTCACAAGTGGACCAGCTGGTAATTACTGGTCAATTTTATTGCCAAAACTCAACAGAAGCAAACTATTGGATTGCTTGTTTACATTATCTAAGATCTGTTACAAAGATGAATTACGGAGCAGACACATCTCAGGACAGAGGAGCTCCTCCTCCAATAGTGAATCTCAATGGTTATGGTGACTTTGTTTTCAAAGACGTTCCGGTTATCATTACGAACTTTACAGTTGACATGCCTAATGAAGTTGATTATATCGCATCAGGGTTTGGCGAGCTTGATGTTTCAGATTTTGCTCCGAGCATTGCTGAACAAAAAAGAAGTGACGGAGTAGGATGGGCACCAGCAGAATCTCAGTTTACTGTAACATGTCAACCTATCTACAGCAGAGACAAGGTTGCAAACTTTAGTTATAGTGAATTCATCAAAGGCGCAAACATTAACAAAGGATATATTTAATGAGCAGTAGTCCATATAGCAAAACAGAATATCAATCTAACGGAGCACTAGGAATGCTCAATATCAGACCGGTGCCTGCTTTTTTAGATGACCAACTTTATGAGATAGAACCACAGTATAATCACAGACCAGATCTTCTAGCATATGATCTTTATAGAGATAATCGTCTATGGTGGGTATTTGGTCAAAGGAATCTAAATGTTATTGAAGATTTTGTTTATGATATCAAAACAGGGGTCAAGATTTACATACCACAGCCAGATAAAGTCAAAACGTTGATGGAGTAAAAAGATGTCGTATCCAAACGAAGTAAACAAACCACAAGGTCCGCCAGCAGTAATTTCTCAGGATACAGCCGGAGCCAAACTTAATTTGTCAACAATAGGTGATGACTTAGAAGATGATGTGACCGATGAAGATATTGAAGTTGCGGAAAGAAAAGCAGACGCCGAAACACAAGCCTTTGCCGCAAAAGAAGCCGCTTTTTTAAAATTACTTAAAAGCAAAGCAAAACATAAAAATCCTTTAGAAAGATATGCCAGCGTAAACCACTTATGGAGTTTAGGTGCTCTTTCATCGGATGAAATTAATTTTCCTAAAACCACATATAGAAGAAACGGTATAAGACCAGAACACATGGTTATCAGAGCAGGCGGCCTAGGCGATGCCCGTTTCAAGAAACAAACAACAATGGGTGAGAACCTACACGATATTACTACAGAATATTTCATTGATAACATTGATATTAAACACGTAGTAGCTCCAGATAAAAGAACAAGAAACACCAACGCTTACGAAATAGACTTTGAAGTTATAGAACCTTACAGCATGGGACAGTTTCTACAAAGTTTACAATTAGCGGCTATGAAAGCAGGGTATAGAAATTATTTAGATTGTCCTTATTTGTTGGAATATAGTGCTGTTGGTTACAAGCAGAGCAATGCTACAGGCGTGTCAGCAGATACTGTATACACAAAGTATATACCTATCAAGTTAAGAGACATGAAGTTTGAAGTTAAGGAAGGAGGATCGACATACGTAGTTGTGGCCATTCCTTGGAACGAAGAAGCATTAACAGACGAAAATCAATCTTTACCTGTTGACGTGGAAATAAGTGGATTTGATCTTGAACAATGCTTACAGAGTGGATTGAACAGCCTAGCAACACAAATTAACACACATTTTCTAAATAGGGCAAAAGAAAACAAATCACCTGTCGAACCAGATGAAATAATGATATTGTTTCCAACTGATTTAGCAAGTTTCAAATTTTCCAGTGTAGAACAAGGTACAGATAACACAGCCTTGTCAGGAGATGCTTTGGAGTTTAGAGATCCTTCGGAAATTGATGTAAATGGAGCCATTGAGTCTATCGGTGGCGTTGGCTTCGCAAAAATGTTTCAAGACAATTCAGACTTTGGAGCTAGAATTATAGAACAACAACAAAACTTTATCGAGAAAAGAACAGGTTTTTCGATTAGAAGAAATAATCTTAGTGAAGCACTGAAGAAAACTTTTGTAAACACAGGATCCGCAGTAAACTACATTGGAAAGAAACAAATATTTACAGGAGATCCATTACAGAGCGGAAACACAAACTTTGCCGTGAACCAGTTTGCCTACGATGAAAAAACAAAAACACTTCGTAGAGGCAGTACAGCAATAGATCCTTCTCAAAGAACAGTTAATTTTACCAAAGGTACAAAGATACAGAGAATTATTGAAGAATTAGTCACCATAAGTGATTTCGGAAAACGCTTGATGGAAGGTGGACCAAGAGCTGACAGTTACGGATTTGTTGATTGGTTTAGAATACAGACAAATGTTTACGTTTTAGATTCTCCACAAACAGAAGGAGCCACAGGTAGGTTGCCTAGAATTTTTGTTTACATGGTAAAACCTTATAGAGTACACAGCAGTACATTTTTAATGCCTAATGATGCTCCTTACGGTTATAACATTATGAGAGCTAGAGCCGAAAAAGAATACAACTATATCTACACTGGCATCAATAAAGATGTTTTACAGTTTGACATTGATTTTAAAACAGCATTCTTTAAATCTATCGCAGGAGATAAAGGAAATAGATCTGCCAGTAACGACTTATCTTCAACAGGAAAGCAATTAGATGAACAACAAAACGAAACGCAAGGAGATCCTAATTCGTTTATAGGTTCAACACCAACTAAATCTAGAGAGATAGGTGTAATAAGGGACACTGAAGCTGGAAACCAAACAGGTGGCGCAGGCAAAGAAAGTCCTGCTGTAAGGGTGGCAAGATCATTCCAAGATGCTCTAGTCAATAGTAAAGAAGATCTTATCAGTGGAACACTAACTATTATGGGTGACCCATATTTTGTGTGTGATAACGGTCTAGGAAATTACAACACAGAAGCAGAAGACTTGCTTTCCATTGATAGATATGGAAACATGAATTATGAAAACGGACAGGTAGACATCATTTTAAATTTTAGCACACCGGTAGATTTAGGAAACAAATACATTGGAATAAAAACTGCTGATTCCTTTTTTGGCATAGTTCCTCAGTTCAGTGGACTTTATTTTGTGTATGCCTTGGTAAGCAGTTGGCGTAATGGACAGTTTACGCAAGAGCTTAAAATTACGAGAAGACCTAATCAAGACGAATCTTATGCTCAATTGAATAAGAAAAAAGTTGATCTTACACTAGAACAGAAAAAGAAATACCAGAGAAATCTAAATGCCGCTTTAGAAAGTGGTAATCCTGTAGAAATAGCAAGAGCTAGAGCAGATCTAAATGCAGATGGTAGAACTAATCCCCTAGAAGTTAAAACTTTTGAATACTATCTTGCTATAGAAAAAGACAAAGCAGAAAAAGTAAAAGCTCAAAAGAAAAGAGAAGAATCATTAACTAAGGCAGGAGAAGATCCTAATAAATGGTTTAACAAAGGCGGAGTACGTTAATGCCATTAGAAAAAAGAACAGCAGGAGCCAATCCTAACAAGTATGGTAAACAAGGTCCATTTGTAGCACGAGTTGTAACACACCTTGATCCTAAGCGTATGGGCACATTAAAGGTTGAACTTTTAACCAACGCAGGTCCGGCTAATGATGCTTTGTTTGAGCCAGGACAACTTTTCACAGCAAAGTATTGTATGCCTTTTTACGGAGTTAACAGCGTTCAAAGCAACACAACAGAATGGGGATATTCAGGGACACAACAGAGTTACGGTTTTTGGGCAGTACCACCTGATCCAGGATCAAAGGTTTTAGTTATATTTGCTGAAGGGTTACCCAATCAATGTTATTGGATAGGATGTATTCAGGACGAATACATGAACAACATGGTTCCTTCTGGAGGACAAATTACTTCTAAGCCTGCTATAGTATATCAAGATCACTTACCTAATGATTTGAAAGGACAACCTTTACCTACAGGTGAATACAACAAAAAGCAAACGGACAAACTAAAAGGCCAAGATCCAGACAAGTTTAAAAGATCTTACAATCCGTTATTTGCTAGAGTACTTGCTAATCAAGGACTGGTGTTTGATACATTGAGAGGACAAACAACTTCCAGTGCTAGGAGAGATACACCAAACACTGTGTATGGCTGGAATACTCCTGGCCCATTAGACAAGCGACCAGGTGCTCCTAAAGGCAAGTATGGACCCGTTGGAGATGCTGTAAACTATTTTAGAAGTAGGCTTGGTGGATCAACATTTACAATGGATGACGGAGATCCTACTATTTTAAGACAAGGACTAGCAGGAAGTACACCTTCGGTTTATTATGATATAGAAGAAAATCCATCAAATGAACCTAAGACAGATCCCACGTTACCTGCTAATGAATTGGTAAGGATTAGAACACGTACAGGACATCAAATACTATTACATAATACAGAAGATTTAATTTACATAGGAAATGCCAAGGGCAGTGCTTGGTTGGAAATGACCAGCAATGGTAAGATAGATATCTACGCAAGTGACAGTATCAATATTAGGACTGAAACAGATCTTAACATCACAGCTGACAGAGATATTAACATTCTAGCTGGAAGAGATTTTAATCTTACATCTCTTAGAGATAAGAAAGTAAAAGTTGGTGTAAACAATGATGTAAGAATAGGAGAAAATGACAAGAAGTCTGTGGGAGTCAATCAAGATTTGAAAGTAAGTGGTGCCAGACAAAAAGCTATAGGAGAAGATGAGGATGTCCAAATAGCCGGTAGTCAAAATACAACTATTAGTGGTAGCTACAGCCTTCAGGTAGCAGGTGACGGAAAAATAGCAATAAACGGAGAGTTTGGTAGTAAGGTAGCTGGTAATTATAGGCAAACTGTTGAATTAGAATATAATTTAAACACAGGAATGTCTAACAAATTTACAAGCGGAGCCGATACAGAAATATTAAGCACAGGAAACCATAAAGAAACTGCGGCACAAATTCACATGAACAGTCCTAGCCAAGTTGCTATTCCTGCTGATAGCATTAGTGATACATTTACTGAACCGGTCACAGGTGACTCGGAAGACAAGACACTAGGACCAGTAGGATCAGATTTAGGAGTTCCTGTAACCACTGATGCGTCAAGGGCGGTTGATGCGGCTGAAGCCAAGACTCCAAGACGTGTTCCTTTACATGAACCTTGGGATCAACACGAAAGTTATAATCCATCAGAATACACACCTGCGGTACAGGAAAGCATAATTCAAACATCACCTTCTTTGCGTAGATCTACTCCTACATTAGAAAAAGAATCAGACATGCCTGAACGTAACAGCACATCAGGAGTGTTTAGAGCAGGAGACACAGATCCTAAGATTGTAGACATAGACAAGGTATTCAAAAGCAACGATGACGGTAAGGTTGGAGTTCAACCTACTGAACCTATATCTGAAATAGAATCTCAAAGATATTTCCTAAGTAGACTAATTAAAGGATTGGGCCTAGACCCTGCCAAGGCACTAACAAGTGGAGCCGCCGGCGGCGCCGGAGAAGCGTTGGCCATGGCTTGTGCCCAAATTAAAGCAGAAAGTAATTTTATTCCTAAGAGTGAAAATTTAAATTACAGTGCGGCAGGGTTGCGAGCAACCTTTAAGATGTTTAGGAAACCAGGAGGATTTGAATTATCAGAACAGTTACACAGAAAGCCTGTTGAGATTGGAAGTGTAGTATACGGAAGTAGGATGGGCAATGGTCCACCTGAAACAGGAGATGGATGGAGATATAGAGGTAGAGGATTGATTCAATTGACAGGAACCGATAATTACAAGTTGTACGGATCATTCGCAGGAATCCCCATTTATAAAAATCCTGAATTAGCAAACGATCCAAAGGTTGCTTGTGAACTTGCTGTGGCATATTTGACCAAAGGACCAAAGGCAGGATTTATCACTTGGACAGATACGAATTTCTCATCACTAGGAAAACAGTTTAAAAATGCCATAGGATATGCTGATCTCGACGGAAGCAAGACAGCCGCTAGGACTCAGTCTGGCAGAGGATTTTGGCAAAGGATTAAGAATGGTGACTTGACACCGTTAGCTGATGTTACACCGCCTAAAGCGATTGACACAGCAGGAGGGGTATCACAGGTACAATAATGCCATTAGTAGCTAGAACAAATGGAAGCAATGATGTTGTAAACACAGGACATGCTATATGTGTAGAGCCAGGAGATATATTCACCTTGACCGGAAGTGATGATGTTTTTGTGGTTGGACACGGAATTCACAGAAAAGACGATTTGAACGAAGAACATACCCATTGTCCTCCCGTGTATTCAACCAAGATAGTTACGCACAGTCCAAATGTGTTTGCTAATGATAAAGAAGTAGCAAGGAAAGATGATACCTACGAGTGTACTGCTTATGTGAAAACTGTAGTACAAACCACGGTATTTGCAAATGAATAAATATTGATATGGAAGACTTATATAAAGAAATAAAAATTACACCACAAAAAACACCAAAGCCACCTGTAAGACAAAAAGCATACAGGGGGTTTAGTACTATCAATCCTGAGAACTCCTCATATCAGCTGTTTGATATAGGTTTGATCAAGCAAGATTTAATAAATCATTTTCAAATTAGGCAAGGAGAGAAGCTTTCAGATCCAACTTTTGGGTGTATGATATGGGACGCCATGTATGAGCCTTTAACTCCTATTCTTAGAGATGCTATCACAAGAAACGTTACAAACATAGTAAATTATGACCCAAGAGTAAGAGCTACAGGAATAAATGTTAGTGAATTTGAAAGCGGGATACAGATAGAGTGTACCTTAACATATTTGAACTATAATATAAGTGAAGAGCTTCGTATACAGTTTGATAGAGATGTAGGAATTTTATAACAGAATTAACCACTCTGATAATTCATTTCAATAAATACTAGCACAATATATAAAGGATTGAAGATGTCATCTACTGATAGACAAAATAGACTGTTACTTGCTGAAGATTGGAACAAAGTATATCAAAGTTTCAGAAACGCTGAATTTAGAAGCTATGATTTTGACTCTCTTAGAAGGGTGATGATATCTTATATTAGGAACAATTATCCTGAAGATTTCAATGATTACATAGAAACATCAGAATTTTTAGCACTCATTGACCTTATAGCATTTCTTGGACAGAACTTATCCTATAGGGTAGACATGAATGCCAGGGAAAACTATCTTGAATTAGCTGAACGTAGAGAAAGTGTGTTACGTCTAGCAAGGCTTTTATCATACAATGCTAGAAGAAATCAACCAGCAAATGGATTACTTAAATTTGATACTGTACAAACTACTGAAAGCATTGTTGACAGTAACGGAACAAACCTAGCAGGACAAACAATTATTTGGAATGATCCTTCAAATACAAATTGGGCAGAACAATTTAGAAGAGTTCTTAATGCGTCTTTACCGAATGAAAACATAATTGGCAAACCAAGAATTAATACAACGATAAATGGTGTGCTTACACAAACATATAAATTTAATCAGGCAGGTGCAGATGTACCCGTATTTGGATTTTCTAAAGGTGTAAACGGTATACCATCAGCGTTTGAAATTGTGTCGTCAGATGTTAATCTTACAAATTTAACAATTGAAGAAGAACCACCAATACCAGGAAATGCTTTCCAATTTTTGTATAGAGAAGATGGAAGAGGAAATGGAAGTTCTAACACAGGATACTTTGCTCATTTCAGACAAGGAAAACTTAATTCAAACGATTTTAACGTAGCCAATCAAATAAGCAATCAAAGAATAACAATTGAAGCTGATAACATCAACGACACAGATGTTTGGTTAATGAAACTTAATAACGCAGGTGTAGTTGATAGTATTTGGACAAAGGTAGATTCCTTAGAAGGTAATAACGCAATTTACAATAGTATTGAAAAAGGCATACGAGATTATTATGTTGTACAAACCAGAGCTGATGATCAAATTAGCATGGTATTTGCTGATGGTACTTTTGGTAACGCACCTAGTGGATCTTTTAGAGCTTTCTACAGACAGAGTGCTAACAGAACTATGCGTATTAGACCTGAAGAGTTGACTGACATAACAATGACCATTGATTATCTGAGCAAGACAGGAAAGACTGAAACTCTTACAATTGGTTTAGAATTAAAAAGTGTAGTTTCAAACGCAACAACTAGTGAGTCAAGTACGAACATAAGAGCAAATGCTCCTTCGACATATTACACACAAAATAGAATGATTACTGGTGAAGATTATAATGTATATCCTTCGTCAACAAATCAAGAAATTGTAAAAGTAAAAGCAATTAACAGAACATCAAGTGGTATTAGCAGATACTTTGATTTGAAAGATGTAACTGGAAAATATAGTAGCACAAACTTGTATGGATCTGATGGTATTTTATATAAAGATGAATATGAAGAAAAGAGAACATTTACATTTTCAAATCAAACAGACATAGAAGGAACTATTGAAAATGTGATACTACCTATTATTCAAGATAGACCAGTAAGCAATTTTTATCTCGGCAACTATGCGAAAATTATTACAACAGATTTGGGTGCCACATGGAATCAAAAAACAAAGTCTACAAACAGTTCATCGGGTTTGTTAGAAAATATCAATTTAGTTGCTTATCAAGTTGGTAGCTTTACAGGTGGTTCATTAAGATTTCTTGAAGCAGGATCGTTGTTAAAGTTTACACCACCGGCAGGATTTTATTTCAAAGGTAAGGGTGAACTTACAAGCAATCAAAGTGAAAAAGGAGCAACAAGTTACAAATGGGTGAAAGTTGTAAGCGTAAATGGAGCAGGTACAACAGTAGACTCGAATACAGGTGATGGAGCAATCGTTGTAAATGATGTGTTACCTGCTAATAGTGTATTACAGGAAGTAAAACCGAAACTAGTAAAAGATCTTACAGCTGATGTAAGGTCACAAATTATTGACCAAGTGTTTAGTTACAAAACTTTTGCTTTACGATACGATCAGTCAAACAGAATATGGCGTGTGATTATAAACGAAAACTTGAATGTTAATGATGTTTTCAGTAATGGTAAAACCGGAGACGTAACAGGAAACCAGCTAGACGCAAGTTGGCTTATTTTATTTCAAACAGACGGTGAAAAATATACAGTCACAAATAGAGGATTGAGATATATTTTTGAAAGTGATACAGAACTTTCTTTTTATTACGATGGACAGAATAAGATTTATGACTCAGCTACAGGACAATTAGTAAAAGATAAAATTTCTGTAATGAACTTTAATACAAAGCCTGATTCCTTGATAAACTTTAACACAGATCAAAATTGGGAAATTGTTAAAGAATATAGGAACCAAGACGGATACGTTAACAGTAAAAAAGTAGAAGTAAGTTTTTATGATCAAAATGATGACGGTTCAATAGATGATCCTGACTTATTTGATGTGATAGTTGCTCCAGCTACAAATCCACTTTTGAAATATGTCTTTACTAAACGTGAAACTAGTAATCAAGGATTTAGTAAATTTAATTACTATCCGCAAAGTGCTGATATAAAAGTTGTTAATACAGAAACGGAGATAGGAGCATATTCTCAGTATAGTGACGGACAAATATTTTATATTATAGATCAACAGAATTTCAAAATTTTAACGTCAAACGCTTTGGTGTTATCAAACGATTACCTTGCTTACATAGGAAGAAGCGATATTAAGTTTCACTATATTCATAGTGCTAATGAAAGCAACAGAATAGATCCAAGTGCTTCTAACATTATTGACATTTATTTGCTTACCGCATCATACGATCAAACCTTTAGACAGTATCTGTCAGGAGCAATTAGCAACATGCCTTTGCCTCCTAGCAGTGATGAACTATTTCAACAGTACGGTACAAATTTAAACAAAGTAAAAGCAATAAGTGACGAAGTAATTTATCATCCAGTGAAATATAAAGTATTGTTTGGTTCTAAATCTACAGAAAATTTACAAGCAACTTTCAAAGTTGTAAAAAATACAGAAAATGTTGTGAATGATAATGATATAAAAGTAAGAATAATATCATCAATCAACAGATATTTTTCACTAACTAATTGGTCGTTTGGAGAAACATTCCATTTTACTGAATTGGCAACTTATGTAATGAATGAATTAGCACCAGACTTAACTAATTTTATCATAGTTCCTAAGTTAGGACAATTATCTTTTGGTAGTTTGTACGAAATCAAAAGTGAGAATGATGAAATTTTTGTTAGCGATGCCACAGTTCAAGATGTAGAAATAATTGATTCGATTACAGCATCAAGAATACAAGCGTCAGGAGCAGTAGTAACAGCTACGAATACCACTAACGCTGGAATACAAAGTCAACCTTTGACTACAACAAGCACATCAACTACAACAAGCACATCAACTACAACAAGTTCAACTTCGTCGACTTCAAGTTCTAGTAGTTCATCAGGTAGTTCGGGAAGTTCAGGTAGTTCTGGTTCAGGCGGATCAGGATCAGGCGGATCTGGTTCAGGCGGAGGAGGTAGTTCTGGCGGCGGTGGAGGCTACGGTTACTAATGGCACAAGATGAAAGCGGAATCCCAGTAGGTAAAAACAATCAAAGAAGATCGGCAGATCTATTACCTAGATATTTCAGAACAGTAGCAAATAAGAAATTTTTATCTAGCACTTTGGATCAAATGGTTCAACCTGGTGCTATTGAAAAGGTTGATGGCTTTGTAGGACGTAAAGACGCAAAAGCATTCAAAACCACAGACAACTATGTCAGTGAAATCAGCAGAGATAGGGACGAATATCAATTAGAACCTGTAGCTGTGGTAGATGATAACTTAGGTAACACTAATTTTTACAGAGATTACAGAGACTATTACAACGCTTTGAAAATAAGAGGCGTTGATATAAGTGATCATAATAGGTTTAACTCACAGGAATATTATGCTTGGAATCCCAACATTAATTGGGATAAGTTTGTAAACTTTAGGGAGTATTATTGGTTACCGGGCGGCCCTGATGCTATTCCTGTATACGGAAGTTTTAGAAATGTAAAAAGCACATTTAAAGTTACAAAGCAGGTTAACGTTGATAACGATGCTTATGTTTTCAATCAAGAAAATCCAACAGGTAATCCTACGCTTACATTATATAAAGGACAAACATATAAGTTTGAAGTAGACACAGTTGACATGCCTTTTAGCATTAGAACATCTGTTGATCTTACTAACGATGACAATTTGTACAACAAGGGTATCACAGGACAGAAAGTTGAAAACGGTGTATTAACTTGGGAAATAGATTTAGAAAGCCCTGGCATATTGTATTATGTAAACGGCAATGATATAGAAGCGTCCGGACTTATTATAATAAAAGATATTATTGACAATACATTTTTAGATGTTGATGCCGATATTATTGGAAAAAAAGATTACACAATGACAAATGGAAAGCCTTTGTCAAATGGAATGAAATTAAAATTCTATGGTAACATTAATCCTTCAAAGTATCAAGATGGATACTGGTATGTTGAAGGAGTAGGAGAATCAATAAAACTTATTTCAGAAGCGGACCTACAAGTTAGTGCTGGATATCTACAAGATGTAGATATAGAATTTGACAATGCTGGATTTGATGATTTACCTTTTGATGATGCTGTTTCCTACGCAAACACAAAAGATTATATAGTTATCAATAGAGGGTCTAACGATAGGAACCAATGGTCAAGGTATAACAAGTGGACACACAAAGAGGTAATTGTTGCTACAGCAGAAATTAACGGCCTAGTGCCAGACTTAGATCAAAATTATAGAGCAACACGACCTATTATTGAATTTGATGCTGGTATAAAATTATTTGATTTTGGAACTTTTGCTAAACAAAGTGTTGACCTTGTTGATACTGTAACCAAAGATGTATTCAGTAACATAGAAGGAGCAACAGGTTACTTTATTGATGGCACAGAATTAGTTAAAGGTATGCGTGTTCTATTTACAGCAGATCCTGATTCGTTTGTTGCTGGAAAAATATATGAAGTTGATGTTATTAGCCACAATAGCAGATCTCAAATTACTTTAAAAGAAACTGCTGATACTACACCTCTAGAAAATGAAACAGTGCTTGTTAAAGCAGGTACACTTTACAAAGGTACAATATTTTATTATAATGGTACAACTTGGAAACA